TAATACTTTTATGGATGCGAGTAATATGGTTATTACGAAAATATCCTCACTGTTGGCGCCGGACGCTCCGGTTGATGAAAGGAAGAGCCAGGCTGATGAAGGTAAGAAATGGAATGTGGAAGAGATACTGAAGCATTGTACTCTTGAGGATAGTGTTCTTAAACTTCCGAAAGTACAATTCAATAAGAAATCCTATGCTGAAGCAAAGAAATGGATAGAAGAAGCTGGCGGCTCATGGCAGGGAGGTAAGATACAGGGATTCACATTTCCTTTTAATCCGGAACGTGTGTTCTCCATCTTGAAAGAAGGTAAGCGATGCGATTTGCAAAAAGATTTTCAGTTCTTTGAAACACCTGCTGATATTGCAGACTGGCTGATAATGCTTGCCGGTGGAATTCACGAAACAGATACCGTACTTGAACCAAGTGCCGGACGCGGTGCTCTGATAAAAGCGATTCATCGGTCGTGCCCGTCAGTAACAGTTGAATGCTATGAACTGATGCCGGAAAACAGGGAGTTTCTTCATACACTTGATAACGTAATATTGCTTGATGAAGATTTTACGAAAGACAGTGTAGGACATTACACTAAAATTATTGCTAATCCTCCGTTTTCCGGTAATCAGGATATTGACCATGTAAGACTTATGTATGAACGCTTGGAAGAAGGTGGAATTCTTGCAGCTATTACCAGCCAGCATTGGAAATTCGCATCTGAAAAGAAATGTGTTGAGTTCCGGGAATGGTTGGAAGAGGTTCATGGAGAAGTTTTTGAAATTGAAGCCGGTGAATTCAAAGAAAGTGGAACTACTGTTAGTACTATGGCAGTTGTAATAAAAAAGTAATTCAAAACAAATAAGAAAGGAATATTTATAAAGACAAAATTAATTCCGGGGGTGTACCCCAGAATTAATTAGTTTAATAATCCCTATTCTTTTCGACGTAAAGAAATTAACACATTCAGAATTTGAAAAGCTAAATAGGGATTTACGACTTCTACTTTGCAAACAATGATGATTAAAAGTAGGATAATTAGTGCAATGTTAAATCTTTTCATATTGCTAATTGTTGGTAAATACATGCTTTAGGGTTTCAGCCGTTTGAAACCGTCTTTTCTGTATTTTTCGATAATTAGCAAATGGACTATAAAAATAATCACTTTAAAATCAGTTAATTATATAATATGAATGTCGGAATATTAGCAGTCGATAGTAATTATCCTAATCTAGCTTTGATGAAGATAAGCAGCTATCATAAAGCAAGAGGTGACAATGTAGAATGGTACAATCCGTTGTGTTCATACGATAAAGTTTATTCGGCAAAGGTGTTCTCATTTACACCGGATTATGGTTACTATATCAATGCCGATCTAGTCGAGAAAGGCGGTACAGGGTATGACATAAAAAAGGTTCTTCTACCGGAAATTGATAGAATGATTCCTGATTACAATCTGTATAATGTTGATAAGAATTTGGCTTATGGCTTTTTGACAAGGGGCTGCCCTAACAAATGCAAATGGTGTGTAGTTCCTGCTAAAGAAGGCAAGATTACCCCATACATGGATATTGAAGAGATAGCTGTCAATGGTCGCAAAAACATAATCCTTATGGATAACAACATACTTGCATCCGACTACGGTTTGCAGCAGATTGAAAAAATAATCTCCATGGGCGTGCGGGTTGACTTTAATCAGGGATTAGATGCCCGGCTGGTAATGGATGATATTGCCAAGTTGCTTGCAAAGGTAAAGTGGATGAAGCGTATAAGGTTTGGTTGCGATACACCTGGACAGATTGTAGAATGTGAGCGTGCTACGGCTTTGATTGACAAATACGGGTATAGAGGCGAATACTTTTTCTACTGTATTTTATTGAACGACTTCAAAGAATCATTTGAGCGTGTCAATCATTGGAAGAACAAAGGCGGTCGGTTCTTGCCGCATTGTCAGCCTTACAGAGATTTAAATAATCCGCATCAGATTATACCTCAATGGCAAAAGGATTTAGCCGGATGGGCTGATAAGAAGTGGGTGTTTAGAAGCTGTGAATTTAAAGATTTTATCCCTCGAAAAGGGTTTAAATGTAGTGGATATTTTGATTAATAACAATACGGAAGTTATGATAATATTAAGAATAAAAAGGACCGGGAAAATTTTCCCGGTCCATAGGTTAGTAAACCTTCTGCCCTTTACGGTTAACTACACAATTATATATAGCTAACTCGCCTGCTTTATCTCCTGTGCGTTTACAGTAATTGTACGCACCGCGAGCACCAGAGAATTCTCCTCTTCCATGTAGGTAGATAAACTCTCCAAGTAAAGCAGCTCCCTTACAAGCAGCGATAAATAAATGATACTTATTGTTCATAAATATACATTATTTATAGGTTAATACTAGATAGATTCTACCTAACAAACTATGTTATGGTCAGAATTTCTCAGTTAGTTATTACTAACAACCGCAAAGATAATAATTATATAGAAAACTCAAACTTTAAAATTATCAATGAAAGCAATAACAATAAAACAACCATGGGCTTCTTTGATAGTTCATGGTATCAAAGATATCGAGAACCGTACCTGGGCGTGTCCATGGAAATACATAGGGCATAGAGTGTTAATCCATGCAAGTGGGAAACCTGTAGAAATGAGAAATCCCAATAGTGTATTTACAAAAGCTCAATGGGATAGTCTGCCTGTTGAGTTTCAACGAAAAATAATATGCGCAGAGGGCATTGTCAATTCTGCTATCATTGGAAGTGTAGAAATAATTGGATGCTCTATTAATCATCCTTCTAAATGGGCAGAGAAATCCGATGATAGTAAAGGCTATTATGAAAATCCTATTTATAACTGGGTACTAGCTAATCCTATATTATTTCCAGAGCCGATACCGGCTAAAGGGAAATTGTCATTTTGGGAGTATCCCAATATCAATTCAGAGGACGATATCTGCTTGTGTAATTTGGTCGTAAATGAAAGGAATCAAGTCGTTAGCTATGGAGAGTATGACCGATGTGTATACTGTGGTAGTAAATGGAGTAAATAACAATAGTACAGAATAATAGTAACATAATAGTTAGATATGAATTATACTGTCAATATCTTCTTCATTGTCAACATACATTTTGATGTATTTTCTTAATAAGGTTGGATTATTGACACATTCATCTGTTTTAATTATTTGGAGATTATTCAATCCATATAAAGATGTCAAATTCCAATTTGTCATTTCTTGTAGTGAGCGTTTTATCTCAATTTCCGATTTTGCGTCTTTAGTGAATATTGTAATATTCTTCTTTTGGGGATTAGTGGATGAAGATTGTCTTTCAAAAAAGGCTTTAAAATATTGACTGTCATTTATGCCTAATGAATGCCCAAATATTGTAATATCATCAGCATCCATTAAATCATATACCATAGCTGGGGGATTATATTGGGAATCAAATGATTTCTGTATGAAGTCATAGTTATGAATAATTTTCTCGTCTTTTGTTCCTAATATAATATTTCTATCTAAGATACATCCATGTACATAGTTTATTGTATCATTAAACTCCATTGCAAAACTGGAATTAGGAGCTACTTCACTAAAACTCGTGTAGTTAAAAGAATATATGACAATTTGATCATTTGATTTATTCTGCATAAATGCTCTTGCGACAATTGCAGCTATAGAATTTTCGTTAATAGTTTCTTGTTGCACTTTTATGAGATATTGTATTAATCCATTTTTTATGAGTTGTAAGGCTTTTTGGTCTCGTTCAATAGGAGGATTTAATATATCTTCATGCGAGAAACTGATATAACAAGAAAAGCGTGGCAAGATTAATATTCCGTTTTTTAACAGATTATTAACAATGTCTACATTAGATTTTATACATTCATAAAATTCTGTGACTGGTCCATTTGCTTGAATTTGTTCTAAAACGTTCCTTTCTTTATCGTTGTATAGGTCTATTATTTGTCCATTATTGTTTTTGATTCTTATATAATAATTGTATAACTCATTCTCCAAATCATACCATTTTACAGCATCTAAATTATCGTTCCATTTGTCATTTAAATGTTTGATTAAAGGAGATGGGTAGTCTTTAGGACAAAATTCAGATTGGCAAAAGTCCTTGTATGAAGTCTTTCTGCCTAAACAAAGGTCAAATCCGTTACCTATTATCAGAACTCTTTTTCTGTCTTTATTCATATTGCAAAGGTAAGGAAAGATTGTAATAATAAGAACTGAAATTTATATAATTGTTGAACCTTTGGTGTATTGTTTATTCGATACACCTTTATTTTTTTGTGATGATGAGAAAAATGATTGTAACTGGCAGTGAGGGTTTTATAGGTAAAGCCCTTTGCCGCGAATTGACAAAAAGAGGTGTTGAAGTCATAGGAGTTGATCGAAAGTCTGGTACTGAAGCCACAAAAGTATGTGAGCTCCTGAAAAATGGGGGTATTGATTGTGTGTTCCATTTGGCGGCGCAAACCAGTGTGTTTAATGGAAACCTGGAACAAATCAGGAAGGATAACATTGATACTTTCATGCGAGTAGCTGATGCTTGCAATCAAAATCATGTGAAGTTAATATATGCCAGTTCATCAACGGCTAATCCGGAGAATACTACTTCTATGTATGGAATAAGCAAGTATTTCGATGAACAGTATGCATCTATCTATTGTAAGGCTGCGACCGGGTGCCGGCTGCATAATGTATATGGACCTAATCCGCGAAAAAGAACTCTTCTCTGGTTCCTGATGGAAAAGGAAAACGTGTCATTATATAACTGTGGTCAGAATATCCGGTGCTTCACTTACATAGATGATGTCATTGAGGGGCTTATTTATGCGGTGGGCTGTAACCGGCAGCTTATCAATATTTGTAACGTCCAACCAGTGACTACTATGTATTTTGCTTCTTTAGTAAAATACTACAAACCGCTTGAATTTGAGCTAATTAATGAAAAACGGGATTTTGACAATTTGGAGCAGTCGGTGAACCGGGATATCTATTTAGTACCTTTGTCTTACACATCTGTCGAGGACGGAGTAAAGAAGATCTTTGATGAAAGGAAAGGGAAAGATATGTCGTATTGATGACTGGGATAAGCCGGAAGCGGTGAAATATAAGAGCTGGTCTCATCAGGAACGGTTATGTGATCTGAAAGAAAAGGTATCACTTCATAAAAAGGGTGATATCTATTACATCTCCCAGTTCACCCGTTCCAAGACTGGTACCAGCTTTTCAGAAATTAAACAGTCGGAGGAACTTGCATCATTCTTTGCAGAGAGAGCGTGTGAGTTTCTCCACCGCTTCATAGTAGGGGGATATGAAGGATGGTGTATAGTCACCACACCGCGACGGAGACACAACGAGGGCTTTCATTTTTCAACCTCTATCTGTACGAAAATTGCGGGGGCGGTGAAAATACCATTCTATGAGAATGCAATCCAGTGCCTAACTAAAGATAGATTGAATCCAGAATTCTTTCTTCTTCGTCCGATAAAGGAAAAGAAAATAATAGTGTATGATGACATATTAACAACTGGCAG